TGTGAATTCCGCGTAGCGCACGGGTTGCAGCGGGCCACATCCCAGTCCAGTGGACTGCACGCCGCCGGTCGAATTGATCACAATACCGGGAGTTACGGCCGTCGCGCGATTCGCCAGCGGCCGCTTGACTAAATCACTCACTCCTTGTAACCAGCGCACCCGCAGAAACCCGCTATTGACGGCGGGTTTCTGGCTGTCCCAGTCGGAGGGAACGATGGTATCGAGCAGTTCTCGTGTGGGCATTGTTCTAACCGACTTCCGCGAGCGTCTTGGCGAAGCGTTTCTTCTGGTCCTGCGTTCCGTTCACGTAGGCGTCGGCGATGCTCCAGGGAATGGGATCAGAAACTCTCACACGAGGAGTCCAACTGCGCCAACTCCCAAGCCTGCGGTCGATCGCGACGGTATTGAAGTTGCCTCCCTGGCCGCAGGCAATTTGCCGTTCCGGCGTCCAGGTCTTGCCGTAGTCTTCCGAATACGAAAACATGGCGTAGGGATCGCGGGGATTGCCGAAGCCATCGGTCAGCGGGGGGATCGGCCCCATGCCGGTTTCAAAGTCCACCTGGAATTCGTTGATGGGAACGGGAATCTGCCCGCCTTCGTTTTCAATCGTCGGCCCCACGCGCGTGCGCAGGATAGGAGTGCCGTTGTCGCTCGGGGAACGCGAAGTTAGGTTGTAGACGTTGCCGCTGGTGCGGTCGCCCACCAGGTGAAGACCAAAGGCGTTCATATGGCAGCGCCCAAGATGGGCAGCCTCGACCCCTTGCACCAAAGACGACCGGCGATGCCACCAGCCGAGGTCCACGTCGAGTGTCCAGGTCGCGTTTGCCGAAGGAAACCAGAGATCGTAAAAGTTCTGGCCTTGTTCCTGGCGGGCCATGCCCACGGCGTCGGAGATGGTGGTCTGCAGCGACATCCAGTATTCAAGCGCAGAATCAGAAACGCGCTGCGGAGTGAAACCGTTGGCCGCATACACAACGCCTTGACCGCGCTCATCGCCGCCCAGCCACAGAATCGTCGTGCCCTGATGAGTGGCAACGCGGGCGGCGGAATATTGCGCCGCAATGCCGACTTCCATGAAGCCGCCCGAAGCCACATCGAGAGGGAACAGCGGCGCGCCCGAGGTGTAATAGAAAACCGCGCGCTTCGAACCAAAGACGCAGAGCAGGCGATTGGCGACAACGATGGCCAACAACTGATCGGAAAATACCTGCACCTGGGAGACGGAAAGCCCTGGCCAGGTGGTCGCGTCTTCGGGATTGGAAACACTGAAATCGTTCGTCGCTTCAAGCGCAATGAAATAGCCATCGAGAAAATCGACCATCAGCACTTCGGTCGGGGGCGTAGTCAGTGCCTGAAAAGAATTGGAGGCCAGCGAAAATACGGTGAGGGTTCCCCCGGAGCAAATCAGCAGTTGTGAAGGATAGATGCCGCCAACCGTCCCTCCCGCCACCATCGTCGCCGGCTGACCGTCATCGACGATCTGGTTGTACGCAGTGCCGGCGCCGCCGTAATCAACCACTGCGCCAGACTCCCGCAATTCATAGAGATGCGTTCCAGCGACAGCGAAGGCGCGCCCGTTGCCCGTCCATTCTCCGCGCACCGAAGACAATCCCGCCGCGAGTCTCGCGAAGAGCACGAGGCCGGACGTTGGCAGCAGCAAATACGCAGTGCGCGCATTCGGCGATTCCACTTTTTGCGGCCGCCAGTTGATGAGCTGCTCCGCTGCCACGAGCGGCGAGGCCGATTGATACGCCGGACCGACGAAACCGAAGCGCATACGCTAGTGCCTGAGACTCCGGTTGGATGAGCCGGTGAAGATGTTCCCCATCTTCCCGTTGGATCCCACGATGGCCTCATCACAAACCGCTTCCTTCGCCTGCACATTGATTCCTGCGACCCGAGACTTCGCTTCGTAGGCAAGTTTCTGCACGATCTCGAATTTCGTCATGTCGCAGGGGAACTCGGCCGCCAGCCGCACCGCCAGCTGGTAGCGCAGCATCTCGGCATAGCCGGGCGGAAATAAAAACTGCGCGGTGAGGCTTGAGAACTGCTGCAGCAGCTGCCAGAGGTAGAGAATCACCGGGTTCGCCTGCGTGGGCACCGGCCAGAAATTACACAGCATGTCAGGGAACACGGCCTGCGACGCATCCACGAAGCAACCCTGCGGAAGGATCGAGGTCGTGGATTTGTTGGTGATGCCCTGCCACTGCACATCGTCGAGCATCTCCATCGGCAACTCGACCGGGGTCTGCTGCGAGGCCGAGTACATGATCGAGACCCGCTCCACCCGCGAGGGGCGCGGCAAGAGAAAGTCTTCCGTGCCGGTCGAGTTGCCGAGCTTATAGGACTGCTTGTTCGGGACGAGTGAGAGCGGGACCTGGGCGGTGTTGGTCGAGATGATGCTGATGGCGGGGATTTGCGTGCGCTCGATCGAGAAAGCGTCGAGCATCGAATTGAGCACTAGGGCGCAATCCGTCAGTTCGGCCTGGGTCAGACCGAGACCGGAACGCAGAGCACCCACCAGGCGCAACGCCGACTTGATGAAGTCAGTCGCCGAAAGCGCCAGCGGGTTCGATGGAGCAAGGACTGGCATGGCTTACCAGTCCTAGGACGCGTTCTCTCTAAGCCACTGCGTCTCTTCGGCTTTCGAGTTCACCGTCGAGGCGCTCATGGCGCGGTCCCATTCCGTCATCGCAGCCTGGAAGTTCGCGAGTGCGACGTCGCCGGGGATGGCAACGCCGTTCACGACCTGGAATTGCTTCAGCTCAGGACGCGGCCACTTACCCATCATCTTGGGGTATTCCTGGTGTTTGTAGGGCTTGGGCAGGTACCTGCCATGATTGCCCGCGGTGGGAACGTATTCGTGAGAGCCGCGGCGAATCTGCTCTTGCTTCGCCGGGTCCTCCATGTTGAAATTGCCGCCGGTTGCCATAGAGATCTCCTTGGTGATGAAAAATAAGGGGAGTGACTAACTGTAAGTCGATTCGGTTAACCAGCCTGGTTTTCTTCGGCGTCCGTCTTCGCTTCGTTGTAAGACTTTTCTGCGGCGGCGCTGTTTACGACCACCGGCTGAAGGCCTACACCTGAGGGATGCTCGACGTGATCGACTGCTTTCGGGAACTCCTGAATCGACCGGGGATCGAGATCCGGGCTGTTTTTGGTTGTGGGAACATGTGTGCCGCGCGTGGCCTGCTCGTGGGCATCGAATGCAGTCGGCTTAATCACGCTCTTGCCGTCGAGCGCGGCGCCGTGGGAGTTGTAGTTCTCCTGCGTCATAGAAATCTCCTTGAAATGGTTTTGAAAGTGGGCGCTGATGACGCTCAACGCCCGAAGCGCTCCCAGGGGCCTAGGAGGTGCGGAATGAATCACGAAGCAGCTGGTTAGCCGCTAATGACCCACTTCGATTGCACGGCGTCCCACACGAAGGTGTACGCCTTGCCGGTCAATGTGGTGATGGCGGCTCCGATTTCCAAATTCCCGCCGGTGCCGAACATTGAAGCAGTTCCGGTATCGACGATCATCGTGAACAAACAACCACCGACCGCGGTTGCGTCGCAGCCGATCGGAGTGGTGATGGTGGTCACCGGAGTTGTGCCCGTGAGGTGGAACAGCGGCCCACTGGGCAGGATGGTGGTGGCCGAAGCGACCGCCGTATTTGGAACATCATCCGCCGCGGTGAGTGGATTCACGAAGCCCGGAATCCAGGTCTTAGAGATGGTCGAGCACAACCACTGCGACCCGCTCAGGATGTTTACCCACGGAGTCGTGGGCGTGCCCGAAGGGGTGCAGGCGCCATTGGCTGGCGGGTCCTGCTGAAACAATCCATTCGGAGTCGGGTTCCCGCCTTGCGACAGGGTTACAGCGTAATTAGCGCCGTAGAGCACCATGTCGCCCGAGGGGTGCGGTGCCGCCTGGGTTCCAAGATAGCCGCGGTTCACGACCGCCACGCACGACGTGGTGTTGATCGAGAACACACCCATGGCTTCCCGGCCCACATAGAGGATGCTCGATGGGGTGCCGGGAAGAATCGGTGCGGCAAGTCCGGTGCACGCGGCCAGCGTGACCGTTCCTGAGATCGTCGATGAGGTTCCGGAGTAAAACGAAGGCCCGGAAACCGCCGCGGCGAGCGTGGTTTGGGTGAGCGCAGCCTGGCCGAACGAAACTCCAGCCAGACCCGCCAGAAGAACGAGAAGCGTTGCGATTTTTCTGTAGGTCATGTTGTTTTTCTCTTTTCTCTTGGAATTGTGAAAGTGTGATTGTTAAGTCACACTCGGGTCTAGCTGGCGATCCGCACCGCGGCCTGGCCGTACATGGTGAGCCATCCACCGAGCACGTCTAACCGCATCAGCAGCCGATCGGTGTTGATGTCAGGCTGAGCCCACATACGAATCGCCAGGCCCAACTCTTTATCTGCCGCCATTTCCATCATGTGCTGGTTCTCGTACATTTCGAGATCCGCGCAGCCAAAGCAGAAGGCCTCGGGATGGAACGCCACGCCGCGATAGGACTGAACCGCAGAGGTGCCCTGCACCGTGATCGCGGCCGAGTTCGCCGGCGACACATCGACGGTCTGGTAAGGACCGGCGAGGGTGATGCCGTCGCCATCGACGCACGCGATCGGGATGTTGACCTGACCGGAGCCGTTGGTGTTGCAAGCCGCAGTGACAACGAACGGCCGCAGATCGCCGGTCGATTGGCGGGTCAGCGGATTGATGCGGTGAACCCCGGCGAAGAAAATCACATCGCCCTGGTTCAGTACGTTGGTATTGTTCGACCAGCCGGAAGTTGCGATCGAGCTGCCCGTCTGGTTGGCGCCGTTCACAACCGGAGATCCGCCCTGGGTGCCGGTGGTGAAGGTCGGAGCGTTCTGGGTCATGAACCA